TATCTCTTCAGTATAAATTTTGTTTCGTTCTATAGGATTATCACACTTGTTGTATCTTACGATAGCATCATGTACTGGTGTACCAAAATAAACTTTACTTTTCTTTCTTCTCTTTTTCATTTTCTTCAACCTCGGTTTCAAATAAATTTTCTAAGTCATTACCAAGTTGTTTTATCTCTTGAAAGAAAAAACCAACTTCGTCATCGGATTCAAATGTACCTTTATCATCTATGGTTTTAAGTTGAAGTTTTATTGTTTCTATAGTATTGTTTATGTTTAGTATGATGTTTTCGTATTCATTGATACGGCGTAATGCGTAAAAAGTCACTAACCCTAAAAAGGTAGCGATTATTCCTAATATTATTGTAATAACTAAATGTAACAATTAAGACTCTAATTCAATGATTTTGTCATCTATTAAATCTATCACTTCTATAAGTATCTCGTTTTGGTCTTCTTCATGGTGTGTATCTATTTCTAACAACAAAGTTTTTAAATCTTCTAAAAAGATTATCATATCGCTGTTCATTAAGCATCTCCTACT